TTTTAATTATTTAACAGGCGCTTTCTAGCGCCTTTTTTATTGCGTGAGATTTCTTATGAATGCAGTAGTAGGCGCAAAAAAAGGCAGTAAAAAACAACGGCAACCCGTAATTTCTCCAGATTCTGCACAGTCAAAAACTTATATTAAAGTCTTATATGGATTAGCTGAAGGAGAAATTGAGGGGCTAGCAAATGGGCTTCAGTCAATTTATTTAGAAGAAACTCCACTTCAGAATGCAGATGGAAGCCTTAACTTTGAAAATGTAAAAGTTGATTTTAGAAATGGTACTAATGATCAGGAATACATTGAGGGTTTTCCTGCAGTAGAAAGTGAAACTGCCATCGATGTGGAGTTAAAGTCTGAAACGCCATGGGTTCGAGCTTTTAGTAATCTTGATCTTGATGCTGTTCGTTTGCGCTTAAAGTGGGGTCCTTTGCGTACTCAGAATGCTACAAATGGTGATGTATCAGGCGTAACGATCGAATACGCAATCGATTTACAGACAGATGGAGGTGTCTGGACTGAAGTACTAAAAACCAAGATTTCAGATAAAACCTCTGCAAATTACGAGCGAGCACACCGCATTGATTTACCTCGAGCTGACTCAGGTTGGCTAATTCGAGTTCGCAGACTTACTCCGAACTCAACTTCAGAGTATGTCAGTGACAAGATGTATATTGAAGCAGTGACTGAAGTCATTGATGCGAAATTACGTTACCCAAACACAGCATTATTGGGCCTTCAATACGATGCTGAGACTTTTGGAAACGTTGCTAAAGTTGCTGCAGATACAAAGGGAAGAATTCTAAAGGTTCCTACTAACTACAATCCAGCTACACGACAATATGTCGGGATGTGGGACGGTACTTTCAAAGAAGCCTATTCTAATAACCCGGCATGGATCTATTACGATATATGCACAGTAGACCGTTATGCTTTGGGTGACCGCTTAACCCCGCTAATGGTTGATAAGTGGTCTTTATATCGTTTAGCACAATACTGTGACCAAATGGTGCCGGATGGGTTGGGTGGTCAAGAACCACGCTTTACTTGTAACGTTTATCTTCAGAGTGCCGAAGGTGCCTTTGAAATTTTAACTAAGTTAGCAGGTGTATTCCGTGCCATCACATTTTGGGATGGCAATAGCATTATTTGTGATGCGGATATTCCCCAAGATACTTATTACACTTATACACGTGCCAATGTCATTGATGGTAATTTTGAGTACGCGGGAACCCGTGCTCGAGACAGGCACAATGTTGTAAAAATTGCATGGGACAACCCAGCCAATCACTATAAGACTGAATATGAATTTGTCCGCGATGAAAAGGCGATTGCTGAGGCCGGCCAAGTTCGTATTTTAGAAATAGAAGCTTGGGGATGTACCTCACGAGGGCAAGCGCAGCGAGCAGGTTGGTGGGCATTAAAGTCTGAACAGTTAGAAACCAGAACTGTTAGTTTTAAAGTTGGTTTGGATGGCCATATTCCGCAGCCGGGAAGAGTTATTGATATTGCAGATCCATTGTTTGCTGGACGGGCAAACGGAGGGCGTGTATCTAAAATATCAGCAGATCGTAAAAGCATTACGCTAGATCGTGACGACGTTGTGGCAGTTGCTGGTGACCGATTGATTATTAATGGCGAGGATGGCAAAGCTCAAACTCGAATTGTTCAATCGATCTCTGGTCGAGTGGTTACAGTTACTCATGAGTTTGATGCGATTGCAGCACAAAACGTCTGGGTGATTGATGCTCAAGACTTGGCAACAATGAAGTTTCGAGTGATTTCTATTACCCAAGATGAGCATCATCAATTTTCAGTGACTGCACTTCAATATAACCCAGCCAAGTTTGATGCCATTGATAAGGGTGCTTATTTTGATGAGGTTCCGATTTCGATTGTGAACCCAACAATTCAGGATCCTGTAACAGATGTCGTTGTTACCGGTGAAAGCCGAGTTGATCAGGGCATCAACGTGGCTACCATGATAGTATCTTGGGCGCAGGCAAAAGGAGCCGTTAAATATCAAGTTGAGTGGCGTAAAGATGACGGGAGTTGGATTAAGCTTCCAATAACCGGCAACAACTCAGTCGAAGTTCCTGGTATTTATGCGGGTCAATATCAAGCACGAGTAACAGCGATTTCAGCTTTTGAGATAGCTTCTTTACCAGTTTATTCAACTTTGACTGAACTCTCTGGAAAGCAAGGTTTACCTCCAAAATTGGCATTTATCCAAGCGACAGGAATCTTATTTGGTATCAAACTTGATTGGGGCTTTCCGGCAACCGGTGCGCTTGACACTGCTTATACAGAAATCCAAGTTTCGCCAGATGGTACCAGCAACATTGCTCAATTGGGCTTATTCGCTTATCCAACAACGACTCATACGATTCAAGGCTTGCAGCCAAATCTGACTCAATTTTATCGTGGCCGCTTGATCGATAGGATTGGAAACATTGGATCATGGTCGGATTGGACTCATGCGACGACTTCTGCCGATGCAACAGATGTTCTTGAGCTTTTAAATGATCAAATCAGTGAATCTCAACTCAATCAGGATCTTAAAACCAAGATTGATCATATTGAGACGATTGACGCTGAAATTGGTCCAATTAAGCAAGATATACAAAATACGAAAGATCGGATTGCACAAGAAGTCATTGATCGACAAAACGCTATTCAGCAAGCCAAAGATGGTTTATCACAGCAAATTATTGATGGTGATGAAGGTGTTCTTGAAGTTGTAAATACTGTTAAACAGTCAAGTGACGAGGGAATTGCTGCAGCTCAAGAAAGCATTCGTGTTGTTGCAAATGATCTTTCGTTAGTTGCTGAAAAAACCGATGGCGTGTATGCACAGCTTAACCCGCCGTTAATTGGTTCTGAATCTGATCTAATTGGAAATGATCAGGGCTTCGCAGGAACTTGGTCAGTTCAATCGGCAATGATCGAAGGGGACTTAGCACTTAGTAAGCGTATTGATACAACGGCAGTTGAGTTAAATAACTTACAGGCTTATGCACAACGAGAAGTACAAGCACGAATTGAGGGTGATAGGGTAACTGTTCAAAAAATAGATAACTATATCGCAAGTAATGATAGTGCTCTTGCAACTGTACGCCAATCTGCACAGGTAGCAGTTGAGCAGTCATCGGCAAATGCCGAAGCGATTGATTCCATTAATCTTGAGCTTGATGATAAAGCATCAACTGGTGCACTTGATCAAGTTAAATCAGATATCAAAGATGTTGATAATAAGATTATTGCTCAGACTACGAGAATTGACGGCGTATATGCACAGCTTAACCCGCCTTTAATCGGCTCGGAATCCGAGTTAATTGGTAATGAGGGAGGCTATGCGGGTGTCTGGTCAGAGCAATCTGCACGTATTGAAGGCGATTTGGCTCAATCTAAACGTACAGATCAAGTGTCTGCACAATTGAATGACAGCAATGCTTTGTTTCAGCAACAAATCAATGCAAATGCTAGTGCTATTTCTTCAACGATAAAAGTAACGGAAACGTTGCAAACAAAAGTCGGTGAGAATAGTGCGTCTATTCAAAATGTCAGTGAAAGTGTGGATGGCATCTATGCTCAGCAGTTTACTAAGTTCGATGTAAATGGCCATGTTTCTGGTCATGGGTCAATGAATGATGGTACGACTTCAACTTTCATATTCAATTATGATGCAATTCAGTTTGGTACGCCTGTCGGTGTTGATGGTGTAGAACCTAAACCATTAATGACCTTGCAAAACACTCCGGTTACTTTGCCAAACGGTACTGTTATTCCGCGTGGTTTGTATGTCGATAATGGTAGTTTTGGATATATCAATGCCAATCGAATCTGGGCTGATAGCTTAAGTGCTATTAGTGCGGATTTGGGAACGATTAAAGTTAAATCTGCAAATATTGAAGATCAAGCAGTTACTACTTCAAAAATTGGAAATTTAGCAGTTGATACTTTGCACATTAAGGATCGGGCAGTAACGCTGCCAGTTATCGTGACTAAGTCTGCTCAAAATACGACAGAAGGCTATAGATATACACCAAACCATTACACAATGGGCGAGTTTTTGCGGGTTGTATTAACAGGCTTTCAGCCATATTCAACCATTCTGATTACTATGTTTGGTCAGTTGTACTTTATTCCACATCCGAGTGGTAATGCAGCTGAGGGGGATCTCACTCGTGCAACCAATGGAGCTATGTATTTTAAATTAGGAGATGATTATTTAGTTAATTATACCGCAGCTAACAATGTGGAAATAACGATACCGCCTGTGAAATTTGGATCTACTGAACTTGGCACTTCATTTTCTGTGTTAGCTAAAGCAGACGCTTCTGGTCGGCTAGTGCTTAGTGGTTATTTTGATATGATGACTTTTGCTTACGCTAATCAGGTTACTGCAGGCTGCTCTGACTTAACCTTTTATGCTGTGGAGCTTAAAAAATGATGGAAAAGATCTATGGAGTTTTTAACAGTGATGGCAGCTTAGATGTGTTGGTCAAAGGGGAACGTGATAATGTTTATGCAACACCGCTTCAGCATATCAAAGAAATGCAGGTAGATATGCATGATAAAAATGTTTTGCATTATCTAGATGAGAATCTAAATGTAGTCACTATTCCAGTAGTACCAGAAAAAAAATTTGATTATGTCTCAAAAACTTGGATTGACTCACGAACTATTGATGAGGCTAAACAACAGAAATGGGAACAAATCAAACAGATTCGGGATCAGTATGAGTTTGGCGGTTTTGAGTTTGAAAATAAGCTTTATGATTCAGATCCTAATTCTCAATTAAGAATCGCTACTGCAGCTTTGCTCGGCGTATCAGTTGAGTGGACTTTAAAAGACAATTCAGTTGTTAATCTTAGTCCTGATCAATTGATTGACTTAAAAACAGCACTTGCAGTGCACATTAATAACATTCATGAAAGAGGGCGTATTGCACGACAGAAAATTGAAACTGCTTTGACATATGAAGAAATTGAAGCAGTAAATTTTTAATTTAGAAATTTCTTAGATAGCACCCAACTGGGTGCTTTTTTATTGCCTACAATCTGGAGGATGGCATGGAACCAGTTTCAACAAGTGGTTTAACAGCAATTTTAAAATTTTATGGTGCAGCAATTATGGTGACTTTAGCGGTTGCTTTAGTTGCAGCAGTTGTATTGATGACACGAATGCCACGCTCACCACAAGAGTGGGGCGTAGGCTTGATCTGCACAGTTGTATCAAGCCTTGCTGGTGGCTCATTCATTATCGTGAAGTGGGGGCTTCATGAGTGGGTTACCGATGTATGGGGAATGATAGCACTTGGTGGTTTCTTCTTTGTTTGTGGTTTACCCGGTTGGGCTTTGGTCCGTTGGATTTTTAACTTCATTGATAAGCAGGAAGGTAAAACGATCGTTGAAGTGATTAAAGAGTTTAAGAAAGCCAGAAAAGACATTGAAAACAGCTAATGCCGCCTTCGGGCGGTCTTGTTTAGAAGTACACGTATAAGAGAGAAATTACCTGTTGACACTGCAAGCCGCTGACTACTACGAAAACCTATTGACGACCAATATTATGAAACGACCACCTTCGGGTGGTTTTCCTTTATGTGACATTTAGTAACCAGTTTGTTAAAGTTATTATATTTATAACAATTGGTGAAATTCATGAAAAAGATAATTTTAGGGAGCATGTTAGTGGCTGTTTTTTCCACATCATTTTCACATGCTTTAGCTCCCAAAAATGGAGATGAGCCAACTTATTGTGAGCAGATTGTTTCGGTCCATGGTTTATTAACTAGAGCACAATTTGAATGTGGATATAGTGAATATAACAATGAGTTAATCTCAGATTCAGCCAAGTGTTTTCAGCATGAACTTGGCGAAGAATATGGAAAAAAAGTCCTTATATTTGGCATGAAAGAATTTGACCGAAATGTAAAGAAAGACGGGAAGAATAAGATTTGTAATAGTTTATTAAAAGAATTTCCAGAGTATGTAAGGAAGTAACTGATGAAAAAGCTACTACCAATTGCATTTTTACTCACAGCATCATTTGTAACTCACTCAGCCGATACTAATGATAAACACTGTAGAGATGTGAATAAACTTGCTGAAAATGTCATGCTCTTTAGGCAGGAAGGGGTTTCTGTGGTTAGACAAATGGAGATGATAGAGAGTATCAAACCAAGCAGGGATTTCAAAAGGTTAATGGAGATGATGGTCGAGGAAGCCTATAAAGAACCAAAGTTTGGATCAGAAGAGTATAAGGCGGAAGCAATAACTGAATTTGCAAACAATTGGTACATTCAGTGCAAGCAAGCAAATCGAAATAAATAGAGCACTTTAAGGTGCTCTAATTATTGAAATTGAGAAAAGTTTATAAGTAGGTTTTTATGAGAAAGATTATTTTATTGGGTCTTATTTGCCTTCCTGTATTCGCATATGCAAATAGTTGCGAGGTGGCAAAAAGTAAAATTAATATAAGCGGTTTAGCATTGGGTAAATCCATTTTATCACTGAAAGCAGAACATCCTAAAAATTTGAGCATAGATCATGAGACTAATAAGGCAAATATTAACTATGTTCACTCTAATGAATTTGAGGATGCTTTTAGTGGAACACCAGCTACCAATGCGGGATTCATTTCTTTTGATGGGAATACAAAGTTAATTAATGCGTTTAGCGTTAGTTTTGGTCACTTAGATAATTTTAGTGCTAATAATTATAAAAATGGGTTAGTGGCGTTGTATTCACTACCAAAAACAGGGTGGATAGAATCAAAGAGTAATGGGGTTAAAGTTTTTAAATATGAATGTACGGATTATTCTTTAGAGATTAATTACAATCCAGAAAGAAGTAGTTTTATGATTTTTAAGGAAATTTAGTTTTATGTTCTTAAGCACCCTAGGGTGCTTTTTTAATGTCTGATTTTTCTGAAACAGTAATGGTGTAACCTTTCATACGGCTAGCTAACTCCATCATTAGAGTTTCGGTAGGGATCAGTTCTACAGTTTTTTCATAATTTTGATTTTCAAAGCTTTTTTCAAGACGGGCAACAATGTCGGCATTCATTGATCGACTGTTTAACTTTGCTGATTCAAGTATTTTTTCTTTTAGTTCTTGCGTCATACGCATTTTGTATTCAACGTCTGAGCTTCTAGCCATGGTCCTATACTCGAATAAATTTTATTTATAATAATATCCCCAATGGGGATTGACAAGAAGTTTTTAAAGTCTTAAATTGTAAAAGTCCCCATTGGGGATGTAAAAAGCCCCCAACTTTCTGACGGCAAGGGGCTTTTATCAACAACCATAGGAAAGGATATTGATATGTCTAGTTTAGCATTAAGTTTTAATGAAGTGAAATTCAATCCCGTGCCACGGCAAGATGGCCAGATTTGGCTTTCTTCAGGTGAATTGGCACAAGCATTAGGATATAAACAAGAGAACGCGGTCAGTAAAATTTTTAATCGTAATTCTGATGAATTTACGGAAAATATGACACAAATTATTGATAATCCTCGGCTACCCAATTTGGGTATGCGGATCTTCTCACTACGTGGCTGCCACCTAATAGCAATATTTGCTCGTACTGCTGTAGCGAAGCAATTCCGCAAGTGGGTACTTGATGTTTTAGATAAAGAAGTTGGCACACCAGTTGCCAAAACCCACAAATCCGAACGTGAACCCCTAACCAATGCTGTAAATCTTCTTGTAGCTAAAACTAAGCATTTGAATTACAGCGATGCTTATAAATTAGTTCATCAGCGTTTCAATGTTCAGCATATTGATGAAATCCCATATGACATGATTCCTGTTGCAGTGGAATATGTTCATCATCTGATTGCGATGTACAGTAGTGCAGAGAAGAAGGCTCAAGGTTCTTTATTTGATAATGAAACATTGGGTTTGGTTAAGGATCTGGTAGATGCAATTATTTCCCAAAACTTTGTGACAAGCAAAATCTATCGTGCAATACACATGCTTAGTAATGAACAAGGTCACTACTTAGCTGAATATGCGTTTAAAACCAATATTGCAGTTCTAAAACTCACTCGAACAATGGATTTAAGAGGACCTCTTAATAGAGAAATCATTAGTGATGATTTAAAAACCATAAGCTACACAACAGGTAATCAACATTATGGCGACCGTTGGTTTCACCCACTGATGGAGTCAAGTCGATTGATGGGAGTACTTGAAATTTCAGGTAGTCTGATTCGTCACTAATAAAATCAACTTAACAAAACCCACTCATCGAGTGGGTTTTTTAATACCCAAAACAAAACCCCAGTAGCGCTAACTACCGGGGTTTTTCATTCCACCCACCGACGAAAGTAAGAGGAAAGTAAATCTATATGGAGCATTTTAAACCAATAGTGGAGCTTATAAAAGTGTCTATTGAAAAGTATGGCTTATGGCAAACAATAGTTGCATTTATTCTTTTGTTTTCCGTGCCAATCTTAATGTGGAAGTTGGATGTAATTATTGCTTCTATAAAAGCATGAACCAACTTGAAAAAACTGCGCCACCTTCGGGTGGCTTTTTTACGTCTAAAGGAAAGTGAAATGAACATCGAACAATATCTTGATGAGTTGATCAAACGAGAAGGCGGGTACGTAAATAACCCAGCAGACCGTGGTGGTGCAACTAAGTATGGAATTACTGAAGCAGTTGCTCGAGCAAATGGATTCAAAGGTAATATGCGAGATTTACCTCTGGATGTGGCCAAAGCAATTTACCGCAAAAACTATTGGACAGCTCCGCGATTTGACCAAGTAAATACAATCAGCTCAGCAGTGGCCGAAGAGCTTCTAGACACTGGTGTGAATTGCGGTACCGGCTTTGCAAAACCTCTTTTACAACGAGCTTTGAACTTACTAAACAACCAAGGTAAAGCTGGATATGCAGATTTAGAGGTTGATGGTGTTTATGGATCTGAAACTCTTAGAGCTCTAAAAACCTATCTGGCCAAACGCGGGAAAGAAGGCGAGAAAGTTCTGGTGCGAGTTCTCAATATTATGCAAGGACAACGCTACATTGAAATCTGTGAGCGTAATCCAAAGCAGGAACAGTTTTTCTATGGTTGGATTGCCAATCGGGTTGTTATATGACTTTCTTTCAATACAGACGTTCAAAGATAGCTTTCACAATCACACTGCTGTGCATTCTATTTTCAGGATGCACAGCTCATACGATCAATAACAATGTGAGTGTTGGTATTTGTGTGAAAGCCCTCTGAGGAGAGCTTTTACAATTTATGCATTTTTTACATTACCTAACTGATTATTTTTACTAAAATAAATACATATTAAAATAGCAACTAATATTACTCCTGATGCTGCAAAACGGCTTAAGTCTAAACCTCCAGCGGAAAGGGGCTTATCTAGAAAGTCTCCAACTACAGCACCCAAAGGACGAGTTAAAATAAAAGTGCTCCAGAATAAAAATGTTCGTGAAACAGAAGTGAATTTATACAAAAACACCATCAATAAAATGAGTGCTGAGAAAAGAGCAATCCCGCCACTATAGCCTAATCCAATCGTATCTGCTGACCAGTCACCAAGAGCTGTACCCAAAGTTTGGCTAAAGGTAATTGTTAACCAATAAAAGACTTCTGATTTAGGTTTATTAACGGTATGAGGGGAGACGCTGCCTTCAACTTTATACCAACCCAATAATGAGAAGATGACTAAGCCGAGGAGTAAGCTACTTCCTCCACTATAGCCAATACCTAAAGATCGAGTGACAAAGTCTGCTAATGTTGTACCAACAGTTGTACTCGCAATAATGGTAAACCAATATAAATATGGTTTATAACTTTTTGTCTTAATTTGACAGATCAATAAGATAATAAAAACTATGGCAAAAATAAAAGTACTAGTTAAATACCCAAGTTTCAATGACATTGAAAAACTATCTCCGCCAGTTTCACCAAAAGTAGTTGCGAAGATTTTAGTAATCCAGAATAGAAGGGTAACTTGGGGGACTTTAGTTATATACTCACTCATTTCATGACTTGAATTATTCATCTAAGAGTCTCAAATGATAAATTTATCAAACAATAAATTTTTAAAATTAAGATGAGCTTAAAGATTTGTTTTTAATAATATAGCTTTGTATTCTTATTGGTTACTAAGCTCATTTTTTAATTTCTATTTAAGTTTTACTAGCTAAGATTTCGAGTTTTTAATATTTAGTGGTTTTCAAATGCTAGTAAATTTTTTAAAATTCAAAGAGATATGTAATAATATTACACTATTAAATTTTAATTTGCTTTTATCTATCTGGCTAGGTTTATTTCTGAATATAGGTTTTTTTAAAAAAATCCATCAACTTACACCTTATAATGGTATTAAGTCAGTTCTTTTCTTAGGGGCGACATTAGTTATTTTAATAGCGGCATATAATTTAATTTTTCAATTAATAAATTGGAAATGGACTGCCAAAATCTTTGCAATTTTATTGATATTTATTGGTGGCTTTAGCTCTTATTTTGTAAACACATTGGGTATCATTATTTCACCCGACCAAATTCAAAATATGGTGCAGACCGATGTTTCGGAAGTTACCGATCTAATCTCTTTACGCTTTGTTTTATGGACAGTTTTTTTTGTTATTTTGCCCATTTTTTTAATTTCTCAAGTTAAATTTAAACAAGAAAAAGTATCACGGTTGTTATTGAAGAAGGTATTTTCACTGGTAGCTTCATTGGCCGTGGTCGGTGTTTTACTTTTTACTTACTATGTCGATTTTGCTGCAATATTTCGTGAG